TTTACTCAAGCATCCGTTGTTCCAGATCAACATGATATTAGTGTGTTCTCTTGTCTTCATAGAGGTATTACACATCAACTATCACAACACAGCACCACCATGTCCTGCACCAACGTTGACAGATGATGATTGGTGAGGTAAAATGACTTTTAGTTCCCCAGAAAGTCGGAAAAAAAATTCTGGGTATTTTTTTACGTATAGGTTTTTATGATCAAAAAGTTACTTAAAAAATATTTCGACCTTGTTAAAAAAGTCGATGAAAGGCATTATTGGCCACTTTTCATATTTCTGTCTTGCTACTTTGTAGTGCCATATTCAGAATTTGTGATTACAGCACTAATAATCCTATATTTCAAATTTGAAGGCACATTCCGTAAATGGGGTGGCAGACTAATACGACCATTTCCAGAATGGATCAGATTTGGTGGATCTACAATTTTCTTCCTTGTTATGCTAGATGACACACTTGCATACTTAAGTATCATAGCAGTTGGTATCTGGACTAATAGACAACTTAAGAAAGAAAAAGAGAGGGAAGAAAAACTAAATAAGAATTTAGACTCTAATCCAGAATGAACTTCACAGTGTATTCAAAGGACGGATGCCCTTATTGCACCCAAATCAAACAAGTCCTAGATTTGTGTCAATTCAAATATCAGGAATACAAGTTAGATGAGCATTTTGACAGATTTGCCTTCTATGAGGAATTTGGAGGAAACTCAACTTTCCCACAAGTTCTTCTAAATAACAAAAAATTAGGTGGTTGCACCGATACAGTAAAATACTTAAAAGAACACAATTTATTAAATGGATCCAGAAGACACACTAGTTGATATTATCGAAGCAGTTTATGACAGAGCAATGCTCAAGACAGGTCGTAATACGTTCAAGATGATGAAATTTCTTGAAGAGAACAATTTCAAGAAAAGTGATGTTTCCAGATTTGTAGCATCTGGAACAGCAGGAAACATATCCTGTACAATAGACGATCTAGACCACTACATAAAACATGGGGGTCAAGACATCAAGATGGCATATCCCGATTTAACCACAGATGATGCTAGAAAGATCAGAAAATTTTTATATGGAATACTAAGTGATGCGTGGAACTACGAAAAGGCAAAAACACCCAAAAGAATACGAACTAAATAAAGGCATAGAAGTTATGCTTCCAAGAAGCAGGAGGATACGAAAACCCAGTTGGTTTGATCGCACCTTCTATTTCTTTAGGTGGTCAATTCGACTTAGAATCGACTTTAAACAGGAGCATAATGGAAACTAACATAATCCTATTCTTTTCCGCAGCAGGAATGGTAATAACATTCATAATGGGTGGGATAATAGGTTGGATTTACAAACAAAATGTAGATCAAAACACACTTAAACGTCAGATGAATAATTTACATCCTGAGTTTTTAAATGGCAATGGTTCATACGTGAATGAGGAACTCTTAGCAGTTCGCTTCATGGATGATGATGACATACTTGACGATGACGATTAAATCTGATATACTATACGAAACTGTGAATTGAAATGGCAGCAAAAAAATTACCTAATGATGCACTAGTAACTGAAATCCTTCAGAAGGTCTCCTCAGCGAAGACTAAGAAGGAAAAGGTTGAACTTTTACAAGAGTACAACAATAATGCGTTACGTGCGATCTTAATTATAAACTTTGACGAATCTCTAGAGTTTTTACTACCCGCAGGAGACGTTCCTTTTACACCTAATGATGCACCAGTAGGAACTGAACATACTCGTTTAACACAAGAGTATAAAGGTCTTTACAGATACTTTAAAGGTGGAGATAGCACTCTAAAAGGTATGAAGAGAGAACAACTCTTTGTTCAATTGTTAGAAGGTTTGACAGAACAAGAAGCAAACTTATTAGTATCTGCATGTAATAAAGATATTCAATCAAAATATCGTGTTACCAAAGCAGTTGTTGCCGAAGCATTTCCATCAATAGAATGGGGAAACAGAGGATGATCTGGGAGGGTAATCAGGAAATAGAAGAAGTTGCCGACAAGTATCAACTTACCTTCTTACATATTGATTGCACTCAGGATAAAAAGGCAGACAAGAAGTTGCCAACAAATGCTTGGATAGTTACCTACCTTGATCGCAAGGATGGTAGTGAAGAATTTGCACCACACTATGATATAGTGATGGGTGTGAAGATGGACGTATTTAACTGCTATTATGACAAACTCAGAGACGGATCCAGAATTAAAGATATCGGATGGTGTAACGGAGGAATTTCTCCACCCCTCTTCGATAAAAAATCATATCTCAAAACTAGCGGATCAGGCACTAAAGAGAAAGCCTGATGACTTCAAGTTTGAGTCGGATACAACCGATTTAGACGACCTTGCTGATGAGTTATTCGATGCTATGCATGAGCATACGAATAAATACCTATATGAAGAGTAGAAAAGCAGCAAAAATCTTAATTAAACGAGCGAAACACAACCCTGATTTGTACAGTGCACAAGAAGTGCAATATGCAAAACTATTCCGAAAACATGAAAGTAAAACTAGTGACAGTGACTCCAGACGCAGAGAAGCAGATGGGTTACATAGCGAGGGTGAGTAACCCACAGAATCAAGGTAATCCCGCAGTAGCAGGATTATTAGGATATTGTATAAAACATGGGCATTGGTCAGTTTTCGAGCAAGCACATATGACAGTCGAAATAGAAACGACTAGGGGTATAGCAGCACAAATATTAAGACATAGATCATTTACATTCCAAGAGTTTAGTCAGCGTTATGCAAACACTAATTTGTTGGGAGAAATTCCAGTGCCTGATCTTCGTAGTCAGGATTTAAAAAACCGCCAGAATAGTAACGATGATATACCAGAAGAACAAAAGAAAAGGTTACAAGACCAAATTGCTAGATATTTCGCTGAGGGAATTGATCTCTACAATGAACTCATCCGTGAGGGTGTTGCGAAGGAGTGTGCGAGATTTGTTCTCCCGTTAGCAACTCCGACCCGTATATACATGACAGGAAGTGTTCGGTCATGGATTCACTATATAGATTTACGTAGTGCACATGGAACACAAAAAGAACATATGGACATAGTAAAAGAAGTCAGGGACATTTTTAAGAAGGAGTTTCCTGTATGTACAAATGCATTAAACTGGGAGTATAAGTAATGGCACTATATGATGTTAAAAATTTAAAGACTGGTGAGACTAAGGTTCTTAACCTTTCACTTGCAAAATACGAAGAGTGGAGAGAGAATAACCCAGATTGGGATAAAGACTGGCAAGCAGGAATAGCATCTGCTGTCAGTGGAGTAGGTGACTTCCAAAACAAATTACCACAAGGTTTCAAAGATCGTCTGAACAACGTCAAGAAACATCATCCCTACGCTAAGTTCGACAAAATTTAATGCCAGTCAAAAGTAAGAAACAACCTACCATGGTTGGGTTATCATCGAGAAAAATGAGAAAGAAACCAATTGGATCAGATCATCTAGTAGATATTAAACCTCTCACACCCGCACAAGAGAAAGTCTTTGAAGCGTGGGAGAGGAATAAACATCTATTCTTGTTTGGTGCTGCAGGAACTGGTAAATCGTTTATTACATTGTATCTTGCACTTAAAGAGATATTGAATGAGCAGACACCATATAATAAACTTTACATTGTAAGATCATTAGTACCGACAAGAGAGATTGGTTTCTTGCCAGGTGATCATGAAGACAAGGCAAACTTATATCAGATACCATATAAAAACATGGTACGCTATATGTTTGAGATGCCTGATGATGCATCATTTGAAATGCTATATGGCAATCTAAAAGCACAGGATACTATATCATTCTGGTCTACAAGTTTCATTCGTGGAACTACCATAGATAATAGTATAGTTTTGGTTGATGAATCTGAGAACTTGAATTTTCATGAATTAGATAGTATAATAACAAGACTAGGTGTGAATAGTAAAATTATCTTTGCAGGAGACGCTGCACAAAGTGATCTTATTAAGGCACATGAAAAAACTGGTATCATGGACTTCAAGAAAATTATTGATGACATGGATGAGTTTGAAAGTATTGAGTTTGGCATTGACGACATCGTGAGATCAGGTCTAGTCAAATCTTATTTGATTAGTAAATTGAATCTTGGCATTTAACCATTTAAACATACATAACTTTCCAAAGTTAAAAGCAACAACTACATTACAGGGTAGGAGATATCGTGTTGGCGATTCTCTCTACCCTTCTGTTACAACTGTCATAGGTCATTCTAAGAAGCAAGCAATATTTGAGTGGAGACAAAAAGTTGGTGAAGAAGAAGCAAATAAGATATCTAAACGTGCATCTACCAGAGGTAATAAATGCCACAAGTTATGTGAATTATATCTAGAAAATAAATCAATTAGTAAATATAGTGACGATCCACTATCCATGGGGTTATTCTACCAGATTAAACCCTACCTAGATAGTATTGATAATATACATGCCCTAGAAGAATCAATGTCTTCTAGTCTCTTGAAAATGGCAGGAAGAGTAGATTGTATTGGAGAATACAAAGGAGAACTATCAATAATAGATTTCAAAACCTCAACAAAGTACAAACGTGAAGAATGGATACACGACTACTTTGCACAGGAGACAGCATATGCTATAATGTTTCAAGAGCTAACTGGTTTAATACCAAAGAAACTCGTAACCATTATCGCTTGTGAGACAGGCGAACCGCAAATCTTTGAAATTTATGACACAAACAAATACGCTCGAAAACTTAAAGAGTATATTGACGCCTATAGGAGAGACAATGGCAACTGGTAAAGTTGATGACATCTTTGAAAAGAATTTTATGACCGCTGCAAAATTTTCAGTGGAAATAGAGAACATTGTCAAGGAAGGAGACCTCAATTACATTGAAGCAATCGTGCAGTTCTGCGAAGATAAGAACATAGAGATGGATGGCATCGGTAAGTTAATATCTAAACCATTGAAAGAGAAGTTGAAATATGACGCACAAAGACTCAACTACATGAAGAGAACATCTAAAGCATTTTTAAAACTGTGAGTGGAATAGAGGTCTATAAAATGTACCTCTCTTTGAAACTTCACTTCACCACAGACACATTCGATTATTTCAAATATGGTAACGCTGCTAAAGCATCGCAGCAATCATTTGATAGTCGTAGAGATAAATTCTTTTTTGTGAAACTTTCGAGGACTTTCAAGGAGGACGAGTTACGCGAATTTTTTGTAGCTAATATGATAGTAGAAGATAAAGTCTATCCTGCTACATTAGTAAGAGAAGGTGCAGACAATTACAAAGAATATCTCAAAAGAAAACAATCACTTGCATATAATTTTCAACAAGATGTAAGAACTCTACATGACATCTCGCACTTGTTTGATAAATTGTTTATAATAGATGGTATGCACCCACCCTTGCTAAAAGCACATTTAGGTGGTAGAATAAGCATAGAGACTTTGGCAATCTTTAATAAGATCTTCAACTATGTTGATAACTTTGACAAGATTATCAAAGAAGAAATCGTATGGAAACCAATCCGTAACAGGGTAGTGAAATACGAACCCTTTGTCAGTATAGATAAAGGTAAATATAAGAGTATAATCAAACAACAATATGTCTGACAAACTTGAAGAACTGGAAGCAAGAATTGCTAAACTTGAGACACAAATGTTCAATGTCAATCGTGAGTTTGAATTAGGACCTGTCTCAGGATTCTGGGAACAGTCTGGACAAGGAAGTAAACCTGCACCATCAACTGCCGAAGAATGAAATTTTTCCAATCAGAAGTAGTTCAAAAAGAACTAACACAAATGCAAGACCTTTACATGGACATCAACAAGATGGGTCTCATGTTGAGTTTGGATCAGAAAAGAGAACAGTTACAAAAGATGTTACGTCTAATTGATCTCCAACAAACAATGTACATGCGTGTTACATTGTCTGATGATCCTGATGCAAAGCAACTTGTAGAGCAAGTAAAAAATGCTGCAAGTATGCTAGGTATGCCAAAGGACGAGGTAGGTCCTCAGTTCTATGACAAACTAAAAGATAATGTACACAAAATGATTAAGGAGTTGCCAAAAGAATGACTTGGGTATTAATTGGAATCGCTGCATTAATTGCAGTAACTGGGTGGTTGATAAGATACTATGACCCGCATAACTAACATCCCAAGTATGGGAGAGTTTGGTGTATTTGTTGATGATCTAGATTGGAAAAATACGACTAGAGATGAGTGGTTAGAATTAGGTAAGTTACACCTAGAAAAATTAGTCATGATTATCAGAAAATCAGGACTAAAAAAGAAATCATTTTATCAAGTCATAAAGAAGTGGGGTGAAGACAGACAGAACTTTGCTTCCACTCTTTTTGCTAGGTTTCCACAGTTTAAAGGTAACATAGAACAACTCATGATGAGTCCAGATGTACCTAGAGAAACTAAAGAAATTGTAAGAGAATTTTGGAGAGTGGGTGCTGATGATGCATATGGTAATACACTAAGAATAAGCGGAAAGAGAATCAACGGACATCGCATTGGTATGTTCGCTGAGGGTGAGTTGTTATGGCATAGTAATGAGAGTGGTGACATAGCATTTACGCCAGGTGTTGCACTGTTGGGTGTAGAAGGCATGACTCGAAGTGCCACAGGTTTTATGGAGACTACAAACTATTATTATAGTGTAAGTGATAGCTTTCGTAGCGAATTAGATGAGATGATACTTGTACATAACTTTGTGCCTGGCAGAATAAATCCTGGTTTAAATGAACCACAGGATAATCTTATGTACAAGAACATGTGTCCTGATCCAAATACTGAGATACCACTTGTTATAGAAAGTCCTGCAGGAATTAAAGGATTGCATTTTAGTTTCAATACTGTGACAGGTATCAAAGGTATGTCTGATGTAGAAGCAGAAAAAGTATTGGGAGAGATTAGAAAAGAATTAGTAAAAGAACAATATACTTATGATTATTGGTGGGAGAATGATGATGACCTATTGATATTTGATAACAGTATTATACAACATAGACGTCTAGGAGATACTACAGATAGGTTAGCATTGAGATACCAATTTGATTATACACATGTACAACAAAAATCATACATGCCATATTTTCAAGAACCTTACAGGTCTAGATACATGGATAGGATGTATATTATCTTTGATATGATGCAGCACATGGGTAAAACTATGCCTGTATTTTAACAATCCTTGCACAAAATAATTTTTATGATATAATGGATAAAAAGATAAAAGATTTCATAGAGAGATGGAAAAAGCGATTGCGTTTTCCAAAACTTCCTCCACCAACTTGTCCCGCATAACTTATGTTGTTTATTTCATGTCCACCTGTCTATACCCTACCTGGCACTTGGACAAAATGTAATGCTATCATACCGCATTACAACGCAGATCCAAATCAAACTCTTGGTATTTCTATATTAGTAATATTAGTTCTACTAGCGGGTTTTGGAGTGTATAGAGCATTCTTTAATAACGAAGGTCTTACTGATCAATGGGATGATCATGAAGATTGACACTCAAGGAATGTCATTTGGGGATGGTAAGAGTGGTAGAACTCTTGAAGAGCAGCGTGCTGCTATCAAACCAATGCAAGTCAATAAACTTAATCTTATATCTGATTCACTCAAGATAGAACTTAAACAACTTATCAATGAAGTATTAGATGAAAGAGAACATCAGAAACAACTTGAAGGTCCTTATGACTTTCCAGAAGATGAGTCTGATGAGTGGTTGTATAGAGGAACTTACTAATGAATAACTTAGGACTAGAAATTATCTTTTGGACAGCATTATCATTATATGTGCTAACAAAATTAGGAGTATTTAAAAAATGATACCAGATCATATTGTACCAACACAATATCCAAATTATTATGTTACTAGAATGGGTGATTGCTATCGCAACGCAAGACCCAAGGGAGAACGTATGCCAGTCAATGAATATGGATTAGTTTATCTAAAACCAGGATTTCAAGGACATAACAAGTATAAAGAGAAACAATATCATTGTGTTAATATTTCTCTTTATGATGAGAATAATAATTTTGTAAAACAATTTACAAGACCAGTTCATAGATTAGTTGCAGAAACTTTTATTCCAAATCCAGATGGACACAATGAAATACTTCATGGTAAGAGAGGACATCTATGCAATAGTGTTGATAACTTAAGATGGGGAACTCATCAAGAGAATATGATGGAAGCAGATAATTCTCTACCCGAAGGTACAATTAGAAATTACAAAGGAAATTCTAGTAAGTATATTAAAAAAAATGATGAGTGGGTTTTAATTCCAAACACTGATCCTGTTTGGAACAAGGGAAAGAGATATGGTGCACCTGATGGAACAGTTAAAAAACTAAACAATGGTCACTATAAAGTTAAAGAAAATGGTGTTTGGGTTCATATGAAGCAAAAAGATTACAGTAAATATGGAGTTTAAATGAAACTAACACAAGAAATGATTGACGAGATCCAAGAGTTGATGAACCATACTAAAAAAGATGGTTCAATGAACTGGGTTGATGGTGACGAAATTAGAATTAGTCTAGCAGGAACTTTTGCTGCTGATAGATTTATTGTTATTGGAAACGAATCTAAGAAACCATGGGTTCCTGCTGAACCACATCCTAGATTTGATTATGAAAAGAAAGAATTTATAACTGATGCTTAATGTTCAGAAAGTTTCGCCAGTACAGGTAGAAGATAATTTTTTAACACAAAGACAATTTAAAGAATTGCAAGAATGGTTCATGAATAATTGTCCATGGATGTATTGTCCCTATGTTGTAGGACCTGAGGTAGATCATCCTGATGACTTTCAGTTTATGCATCTATTCTGGTATCCTAATCGTGGTGTTGTATCAGAAAATATAAATGTTATCGCACCTATTCTAGATAAACTTAATCCTTCTGTTTGGGTTAGAATTAAAGCAAACTGCAGATTAAAAACTGATGAAGTAAGAGTTGGTGGTATGCATGTTGATGTAGGAGATTATAGACACACTACAAGTATATTCTATATTAATAATAATGATGGTTATACAAGTTTTGAGAACGGAGATACATATAATAGTGTAGAGAATCGTATGATAACTTTTCCATCACACTTACGTCATGCAGGATCAACTCCTAGCAATACTAAAGCACGTTTTGTTATTAACTTTAATTATTTTCAATGAATCTTTGGCAGAATTATAAGAAGGTATTGTTCAATACTTTTGATCTTGAACCTGATGCTACTAGCATGGAGTGGGAAGGAAAACGTAACACAAGTTTAAAAGCAATAGAGTATCGTCATAAATATTTTTTGAAAGCACGTGAGGTAGAAATTTACAATGAAAAGTCTAGCATTTACAACAACATCCTCTATCCTAAGACTGGCAGTAATCTGCCCTGTTTTGGCATGGATCTTATGGGATTTGCTGAGTATAAGGTAATCATAGTATTTGATTTTCAGCATCCTACAGAGAACTACATGTTCTCACATCCAGACTTACCAGTAGCAACAGAAGACTACAGATTTTTTGAGAAAGGTAATCATTTCTCAGAGAATATATTTGTACGTAAGTGTAAAATGGATGAGGTAGATCAATACGTGGGAGAGTTTGCACAATATCTTGATGCATATAGAAGAATGGTAGAAGCAGTAGAACCAGATGGAGAAGATACGTCAGTATATGCTGACTTCGATACTTACATGACACGTCTAGACCCTGTTGGAGGGTATCTAAAAGGTATATTTGGAGAGGAAAAAGCAGAAAAGCTTGTCAAATCATTTTTATTCTGCTATAATAAATAGTGTATTGGGACGACGGTTCTAATACTGGGAGTGACTGAATAAACTTACTGGCAACCGCTAGTTAAGGTGATGAGACACAGGTGGTGCTGCTGATGCGAGTCAGAATCGACTTACCAGTCGGGTCTCAGGCAAGGAAAGTAATTTTACACTGTAGTAATGCCCTTTCTTTTGTTGGTACACAGTAATCCAACCTCCCCCCTTTTTTGTCATGAATACACACAATACGTAAATACGAGGAATACACATGTCATTTAGTGCATTAAAGAAGTCTAATTTTCAAGACTTACTTTCTAAAGCAGAAAATCTCAACAAGACCGAAACAAAAGCAGGTCCTGATGAGCGTCTCTGGAAACCAGAGGTGGATAAAGCAGGAAATGGTTACGCTGTAATCAGATTTCTCCCTGCACCCGATGGAGAAGACCTTCCATGGGCACAAGTTTGGAGTCATGCCTTCCAAGGACCAGGTGGATGGTACATAGAGAACTCTCTTACAACTTTAGGTAAAAAAGATCCTGTTTCCGATCTCAACAGAGAACTATGGAACGCAGGAGCAGAAGGATCTCCACAAAGAGATCAGGCACGCAAGCAAAAGCGTAAGTTAAACTATTATAGCAACATCTACGTTGTAAAAGATAGTGCAAATCCTGCCAACGAAGGCAGAGTTTTCTTATACAGATATGGTAAGAAAATATTTGATAAGATTATGGAATCAATGCAACCCGCATTTGAAGATGAGACACCAGTAAATCCATTTGACTTCTGGAAAGGTGCAGACTTTAAGTTAAAGATCACTAGAGTCGCAGGATTCTGGAACTATGACAAGTCTGAGTTTGCAGAAACATCTGTATTAGGTGGTTTCAACGACAAAGAGTTGGAAGCATTATGGAAAGAAGAACATAGTCTAGCATCATTCACTGCTGATGATCAGTTTAAGTCCTATGAAGATCTTAAGTTTAGACTTGAGAGCACTTTAAAGGGTAACTATTCAAAACCAGTTGATGAAGAAACATTTGGTGAAGAAGTAGAATCTACTCCCGCACCTGTTGCTTCTGCTCCTGCATCAGTAAATGAAGAAACGGATACGTTATCGTACTTTGCTCAACTAGCAAAAGACGACTAAATAAAAAAGAGACCTTTCGTGCGGTCTCTACTATCGGAACTTACAGACTCCTTCGGGGGTCTTTTTTATTACATGTTTATATCTGACGTTCCACCCGCAGTTGTGGTTATTTTTCCTTTCTTCAATATCTCTCCATAAGTTGCTACAAAATCTTCTATTAAATCTGGTTTGACAACTTGTATTGCTTGTTTCCTAGAATTTATTTCTGTTTCGTACATTGCATTAGTTATTGATACTACTGGATTTGCAGTAACAGTAGTAGATCCATTGTAGTATGCTACTTGAAAGTTAGATGCTACAACTTTTCCTGCAGGAACGATAATGTTATTATTGGAATCTTTTACTTCTGTAGTTACATGATGTTTAGTTGCTTGTGCATTATCATATTTTTGATTTATAAAATCTTGTAGTTGTGTAACTGATCGTGGCCATTGTGCATAGTAATCAGTGATGTCATTAATTACAAGTATAGTCCAATTATAAAATGGATTGCTATACAACCTTACTGCAACATCTTCTGGTCTCTCTCCATCTCCTACTTGATCTTCTACAAATAAACTAACCTGTGCTTTATATTCAGTAAGAATTTGAGCACGTCTCCATATATTTTTGACTACTAGAAAATCTGGGTCAAGAGGTTTTGACGAGAAGTTGTATAGTAAGTCTGGTAATTTCCCTAACATTAGAATGATACCTCTCCAGTAAATGCTTTGTCTTGATCTGCAATAAATCCACCCTCTGATGTAGCAGTTGCATCTACTCCTGCAATAACCTTTGAGTTTCTCTTGTCTGTATAAGAAGCACCTTCCATATCCACACGTGTAAGTTTTGTTGTCTCTTTGAAATTTAATTCCATTGTGACAATAGGAATCGTACCATCAAACACTGTTTGTAATTGACCAAATGGTGTTGTGTTTATAGTCAGTCCAGTCAATGCACATAGTTTTGTTCTAGGCATCATAGGATGTTGTATTGGATCTCCGATTACATTTCCGTCCTCATCACATTTTACAAACTTCGGAGTCAATACAAATACATCTGGGAATGTAAGCATGACTGCACTACCTCTACCAGATTTTGAGTTAGGGTGCATGCCACGTTTAAACCACTCTATTATTTCTATGACTCTATTGCTTTCTTTTTTATTTCTTGCTGCTAATTCAAATCTGAAACCAAACTCTCTACCTTGCATTCTTTCAAAGAACTGTATAGAGTTTTCGTTAGGTGCTAGTCCTGCTAATCCTGCAATGTTTTTTGGATTCAACGGACTATTTACTTTCATAGGATCAACAGCAGTCTTAACACCTTGTGCTGATCCTTGAATAATCTTAGTAAGATCGACTCCACCAACTTTAGCAACGTTACTTCCTGCACTTAGTTTTCCTGCAGCAAACTGCAAACCGCCACCGATAACTCCACCAGTTGCAGCAACTGCTGCAAACTTTCCTGCTTCATCTGCTGCAAGTGCTAGTGTTCCTAGTTTAAATTCGTTACTCCAATCTGCACCATACTTATATTGAAACTCATTAGGTAGTGGTAACATGCATCTAGATGACATCAAACCTTTATTTTTCTTATCTACTGCTTCTTTTTTCTTTTGTAAGAGTTGACCTACTGTTGTTACTTCACCGTTTTTTAATTTAACTCTTGTGTTTGGATCTACGTTTGGATCTGTAATATTAATTGTTCTACTACCAGAATATTTTTTCTTTGTCCCTCTAGAAGTTTCTCTTGTACTTATTAATCTACTCTCTGTTTTATATTCATTTAACGCATAGTCAGTAAAACTGTCTGTTGGAGCTCCAGATCCATATGCCTTTGCTAATGTATTTGCACCAGTTCTTACTACATCTGATATAACACTTCTATTATAAGATCCTAAAGCATCGTTAAATTGTTTAGCAACTGTTTTCTGTGCTTCATCATAACTATACTTCTCTATCTGCAAGAAAGAAGCATAAGGAATCGAGGAGAGACCAGTGGGATATTCAATTACTGTGTTTTGTTGTGACATTATCTATTGTAATGAAATTTTTCTAGAGGCAATGTACTTAATAATTGCACTTCACTTTCCTTTATTTCAAAAAAGATGCTATCAGCTCTTTTAGGTATATATTGACGTAAAGTTTTTTTAGGGAAACTCATACTATTTAGTGCCTTTAATCGAGCATTTGTTGTACGTATATAATGAATATTTGCACCAATTAGATTATTTTTCTTAAATTCCATAGCATATATGATAGGATATGCATCCCATTCCTTCAATTTGTCTGCAAATTTAGGATCGTATTCAAAGATATAAAACTTTCCTGCACTAGGTGACTCAGTAGCATCATCTAATAGTAGATTAAATACCTCGTCTCTAAGTTTGGAATTAGATATCTTACTTCCTTTTAGACTTTCTACCAGTCCATCGAATCTTGAGGTCTCGTTCTGTGATGACGACGAATTCTGCTCCATGATCTAATGCCCACTCCCTGCCAACGATAAATTTTGCTTGATTGACTGCATACTCTTTACATTCTTTCAAATAAGTTTTGCTTCGTGGATTCTTAGGTTTCTCTGTTTGTCTCTTGGGTTTGACCTCAATTAAATATTTTTTTAACTTTCCGTCCTGAACTATTTCCCAATAGAAGTCAGGAAAATACCTATGAAACTTGCCATCTGTAGGCTTTCTATATGGTATAGCAATCTCTTCAGACCACCATCTTTTCACATTTGGATTGGCATCACACCACTTCATTACTTCATGTTCCCAACCAGAACGATACACAACCCCAGTGGGGTCACCCATGTATTTCCTATAGTTTTTCACTCTATACTTTCCTTTTTTAAAATTCAGCATAAATACATATAACAAACCATACGGTTATTTATGGCATCCGCAAGAGGACTACAGAATTTCATGCAGGCTATCGGCAAGTCTGGTGGTATCTCTGCGTCTAATTTATACCAGTTTTCTTTTCAACCAACACCAAGGTTAGAGAAATTTTTTAAAGATAATGTGTTTGATGAGTTTTTAAAACTAACAGATAATGGTGATACAATAAACTTACAGTTACTATGCAATGAGATACAGTTGCCAGGTGTGACATACTCAGCATTTGATGTTAAGTCAGTGCATAAAGGTATCACACAAAAGATGGCAACAGCAAAGGTATATAATGAATTAGATGTTAGTTTCTTTATGGATGGTACATCATTACCATTAAGATTTTTTAGAGCATGGCAAGACTTCACCTCAAATGGAGTTGGTGGTAATCCTGAGTTCTTCTATGACGATCAACCATATAAGAGAGCATTCGCATCTAATTACTATGAGGACTATGCATGTGATATGTTTATCAGTAAGTTAGAAAAATATAATTCACCTCAAGGAGAACCCAAAGACTTAGGGGGAGATAATGGAGACTACAAAAACCCATGGAATGCTAGACTTGTAAAAGCATATCCATACACTGTAGCATCAATACCATTCTCTGCAGGTCCTGCACAACTTGTTAAGGCAACTGTTGGGTTTTACTACGAGTATAGTCATTTAATGACCTTCAGTTGAGCTACTATATAATATACTGAAATTATAAATTATGGCATTACCTGAGATTGCAACGCCTATCTATACATTGACAGTCCCTTCTACAAAGAAGAGAGTAAAGTATAGACCATTCCTAGTCAAGGAACAAAAGTTATTAATATTGGCATTGGAGAACGATGACCAAGAACAAATATTAGACGCTATAACTAAGACTATCCAGAACTGTCTGCATACAAAAATCAAAGTAGAGGACATGGCACTGTTTGATATCGAGTACTTATTTTTACAGATACGTGCTAGATCAATCAGTGAGGAGATTGAGATGAAAGTTACGTGTGCTGATGATGGAGAGACTACTGTGGATGTAAAATTTATGGTAGATGATGTCAAAGTCAATTTCCCCAAAGGACATACTAACGTAATTAAAATAGATGATGATCTTACTGTCGAGATGAAGTATCCTGATCTAGATTACTTTACTAAGGTCAACTTCATAGGTGAAGAACCAGATGCATATGAGTTAGTCGCTAAATGTATCAAGAGAGTTTATGTGGGTGAAGATGATTACACTGCAGATTCTGTTGAGGAGTCAAAGAAGTGGGTAGAAGGATTAACCAATGCACAGTTTGATAAGATACAAGCATTTTTTGAGACCATGCCAACTCTTAAGCATGTATTGAAGGTCAAAAATCCTAAGACTAAAGTTGCAAATGAGGTAGTACTGGAAGGATTATCTGATTTTTTCGCATAGCCCTCTTCCACGAGGGCATCATGGTCTTCTACCAAACTAATTTTTCTCTCGTTCAACACCATAAATATAGCTTGACAGATATAGAAAATATGATCCCGTGGGAACGGGAAGTATATGTGAACATGTTAGCAACTCATCTCCAGAAGGAGAGAGATCGCATCGCTGAAGAAAACCGACGCTAATGGACACTTCCGTAATTACTAGTTTTTTCAAAAAGGCAGCAAAGAACCTTGCTGTTGGGATAGCTGGTGCAATTGAATCTAGTGACGATACAAAATTAGTTCCCGCTATAGCACCAATACCTGTAGAGGCTGTAGATAAATCATATGGAACGACAACACCTATAGAGAAACCAGAGAACGAAGACAAATATGAAGAAGTAGTACTAGAAGCAATAAAAGAAGTAGCACAACAGAGAAACTTACCATACGAAAAGAAACCAGAAGTTGCACTAGAGAAAGGTGGTATAGTTAAACGTGAGACTATTGCAAAGGTTGGTGAAAAAGAACCAGAGATTGTACAACCAGTCAAAGATTATGGTGAGTCAGTAGAACAGATATACAAACAAGGTGCATCATTAATAATAAGTTCATCATTAGGTTTCTTAAAAACACTACCTCCATCTCCTGCTAAAGCTAGTGTAATAGCAGAAGCAAATAGATTAAAAGGTATATTTGGAATAGCAGAGACACCAAAACCACAAGCAACTATTGGATTGAAAGCACCATTAGTATGGTGGGGTGGCAAAAAACAAACTGCAACTGGTGCACCAGTAACTAAAACTACAGAACAGACACCAGAGAAATCAACCAGATCATTCATGGGTAACCCTATGAGGATGCTAAAGAACCTTAAAAAGACTGGTAGTAAAGGTCTTAAGTTATTAAAAAAATATGGTGGAAAGGCAGGAAAAGGTATAAGAAAAGTAGCAGCATCAGGTACTAAGTTGGTGAAGGGTGCAAAGAAAGCATCAATGGCACTGTTAAAGAAAGGATCTAAGAAGATCGCTACTAAACTAGGTGGTAAGGCAGTAGCAAAAGTAGGTGCAAAAGCATTAGGTAAAGGGTTACTTAAGAAGATACCATTTGTAGGTCTTGGTGCAGGATTGTTATTTGCAGGACAACGACTGATGGCGGGCGACTTCAAGGGTGCTGCTCTTGAAGCTATGTCTGGTGCAGCATCTATGATACCTGGTGCAGGAACTGCTATATCCATAGGACTTGATGCAACACTTGCTGCTAAAGACATGGGCGTATTGCCAGGTCAAAAGAAAGCAGAAGACCAAGTTGGAGCAGCACCAGCTCCAGATCCTAGTAGGGATATGTATGGGAGACCGATCATCTTGAATCCACCGACTATGAAGGCATGGAAGAAGGCAGTAAATCGTGCAGCAAAAGATGGTATAAACTTGCCTATGAGTGTGTCATCTTCATATAGAAGTCCAGAACAGCAACAAGCATTGATAAATGCAGCTGAAGCGGGCGATGAGAACGCCATAAATCCTGCACCTGTAGGACAGTCACCACATGGACAAGGTTGGGCAATTGATATTGACTTCTACTCAAAAGCAAACGAATGGATGAGAGAGAAAGGTAAGAAGTTTGGGTTTGAATGGCAAGGTGAAGGAGATCCAGTACATTTTGATTATGAAAACAATGAGAAAAATGATAAGTGGTTGCAACCTGGTAAAAATAAATGGATCCCAAATATTGATCCTGTTACATCAGAAACAAAATCATCAGGTGCTGTTAAGACTGCATCTGGAACAGGTAGTGCAATATCAGCACCATCTGGATCTGGATCAAAAGAGACTTTAAATGAAGAACCAGTAACACAAGGATCAAAAGATTCATCAGGAAATGTGGTTGTTGCACCAAGAGTAGTTCCTGTTAATATGCCACCTAAAGAAGTTATAGTATATAAATGGATGGATCAACATGAGATAGACGAAGCAATAGAGTTGCAGATAGGTCCTATGGATAAAACTTCCAACTACGTTCTGAAGTACAAGTAACATGAAAGCATTACCTCCAGCTATGTCGAAACAGGGTGTTGGACTTTCCAAGTTCATCGCTAATCCTAGTGCCCTTACAAAGGCAATGGATCTTCCTGCGTCTAAACAGACCATTGATGTATCTGCAACTGATGTAACACCCAAACCAGTAGTAGCACCAAAGGCGTTACCAGCTGCAAATCTCGTACCAGACCCTGTAGCTGCATATGGTAAAGATGCTGAAGGTAATACAATATATGATAAGAAAGAAAGGATAAGACAATTCAAAGAAAATAGAGATAAAGCGAGAGGATTTGTATCACCTCCAAAAGAAGCAGGAGACATACCAAAGGTAGATAAGTTAGAAGATGCAGGAATAGGTGAGAAAGATGTCAAAGAAAAGGTCAAGAAAGATTTAGAAGATAATCTTGAAATAGATCCTAAGATGAAGAAGGCATTTATGGATGCCTTAGCACTCCCTGCTAAATCTGCTGCTGTTGCAATGACAGATTTATTAGAGAAGATTCCTGCACCAAGTAAGGAAGCATCTAAGATATTGAATAGAAATATATCTAAGATATCTAATTCATTCAAGTTAGGTGCTGCTAGTGCTGAAGTTGCTAACGATGAAGAAGATAACGATAAGAAAGATGATAAGAAGGGAGGAAGTGTTATTGGTGGTCTTCTTGCCAAGGCAATTAATTTTGTCAGGGGTAAAATGGGTGGTGGAGACTCAGGAGGTGGTGGAGATCAACCACAACTACCATCAGCACCACAACAGAATTTGTTACCAAGTGCATCGGGAGATCCTACATTTGGAAGACGTGCACCATATACAGGAACTGCTGATGGTATAGGCATGGGTGATGGCTCAGGCAGAGCTATGCAACCTATTAAGAAAACTAGATCAATGGCATCTAAGTTGTTTGGTCTAACACCTATGGGTATGGCATTCAATGCGGGCAAAGGTTTACTCAAGGGTGCAAAAGGATTAGCTGGTAAGATGGGTAAAGATGGACTAGGTGGTATAGCTAAGAAAGCATTTGCTATGACACCCATGGGTATGGGTTTGAAACTTGGTATGAAAGCATTCGGTGGTATCAAAAATATATTTGCACCAAAAACTGAACAGACAACTAACCTAACTGAACTGACTGATAAAACTATACAAGAGAATAGAGAGAGTGCTGACGCCAAGACACAGAAACAAATTGATGTCGCTGCAGGAACTGGTGCTGCTGTCGCTGCAGGTGCACCAAGTCCACCACCTATGCAACAAGAGGGTGGCGAACTTGCTCAACCAAAGATCAAAAAATCTGGATACCTCGATCTCTATAACAGGACTTCTCAATTCTAATGTCAGTTAATACTCAGTCAAATTTTAATCTTTACCAATTCTTCATTGCGGACTATCCTCCCATTGGAGTTAATCAAGTGTTGTATGTAAAATACACTGAGGATATCATGTCTGCTACTATGCTTATGGAAGTACAGGTTACAGATACTGAGACTGGTTTTATATCTGAACTAACAGGTATGGAGAACGTGTTTATTCGTATTGGAGACAGTGAAGGTGCAACTGAAATTGGAGGAGACTTTGTTATATACGATATACAAGATAGAAGAAATATAGGTGGTAAATCATCTGCAGTACTGATGATGTGTAGGGTTGATTTTTTAAACAACGCTGCTAACAAAATATCACGTAGATTTGGTAAAGGTTTAGGTAAAAAAATACATGAGGTAGTGAGAAAAGAAATAATGATAGACTTGATTGGTGTTGATGAATCTAAGTTATTAAACTTTGAACCATGTGTCAATAATTTCTCATTCGTATCACCGTACTGGAATCCATTTACTGCAATAAGATGGTTAGCTACCAAGGCAATACCAGCTGCAAAAGGTAGTGGTAAGAATGCAACTGCAGGATATGCTTTCTATGAGACAAGATCAGGATATAATTTTGTTTCATACGATTCATTTGCCAGTAAAGAACCAGTAGTGAGAATGGTTGTAGGACATGAGGGTGGAGAGTTAGAAGATGAAGAAGATACAGGTATCATTGCTTTAGATAAACTAACTATTGAAACGTCAGTTGATTTATTGAAAGGATTGAACTTAGGTTCATACTCTAGTAATGTGATGACATTAGATATAAAAGACATGAAATTTGAGCAACATCCTTTTAGCATCAATAAATATTATCAAGACGTTAGTGTAATGAACTCAAGGAGAGTACCAGAGTTTTACAAGGGATTTGATACCAACGTAACATATACTAGAATTATGTCCAAATTATCTGACTCTGCTTTGTTTACCGAAGGCACATATACACAGGGATTTACAAAGCAACTTTCACAATCCAGTTTAAGGGAAAAATTATTTTATGGTAAAAAAGTAGTTGTAGAGCTTGTTGCAGATTACTCACTAGAGATAGGTGAGGTAGTACAGTTAGATGTATATAAAGGTACGAGTGATCGAGAGCAAGACTTTGCAACCTCTGGTAAATATGTTATCGGTAGAGTTGAAAGAACATTCAAATCTAGTGAAGATAAAATGTCATCTAAAATCACATTATATACAGACTCAGATGGTGAGGAATCATAATGGAAAGTCTTGCTAATTTTATAGGTAGAGAAGGGTTCAACTGGTGGGTTGGACAGGTAGAGAATGATGGTGCAAAATTCTGGAATGCTGATCTAGATGGTGGTGCAGGAGATTTTGATTATGGAGATTGGGACTGGACTAATAAAGTTAAGGTTAGAATTATAGGATATCATACTCCAAATAGAAAAGAGTTACCTACCTCAGATCTACCATGGGCACAGGTATTGATGCCACCCATATACTCACAACGTTCTGGTATTGGATCAGTGCACCAATTACAACTTAACAGTTGGGTTGTTGGATTCTTCATGGATGGTACATCTGCACAGATTCCTATTGTCATGGGAACAATCAGTGATGAGAATCCTACTAGCAGTTATGGCGTAGCTGGTGGTAAAGAAGAAGGATTTGCAAGACTAGCATCAACTGACTATAAAAGGCGTGACCATACTGGTGATGGTAGTTCTGCAGCTAATACTGGTAGTACAGTTCAAACTAATGAAGAGACAGGTGTAGATGAAGCACCAACTAATAATGCAGGACATAAAACAGAAGAGGGAACAGAAGATAGTAAAAACGAACGTGGTGCAGCAAAAGAACAGAGTGAAAAGCAAAAGTTAGCAGACGAGAAACAAAAGGTAACAGTCCATGTTGGTAATGGTAAATGTGGATCAGAGACTGCTACTAAATTAGAAGCACCTATGGCAGAGTTTATGAAGTTTGCTCGTGGTATAGAGAAGAATGATATCAATCAATTTGTTAATAAATTAGATGGTGCTGTCGTTGATTTAGACTACGAAATTAATCTAGTACAACAACGCATACAAAAGAAACTAACTGGATTGACTGCTAATATCAAGGGTGTGGTCATGGAAGAAACCAACAAACTTGTACAAGAAGGTTTAGAAAAACTTAGTGTGCCAGATCCTGAGTTAGATGTTGCAGTCAGAGATCAATTAAAGAGTGTTGGAGATCTTGTTTCATGTTTATTCAAACAGTTAATAGATGAGTTAGGTGACTTTATAAAAGGACTATTGAAAGATCTAGTAGAAAATGTGTTAGACACTGCACTATGTCTTGTACAAAATATTCTTGGTGATATCATGAAGAAACTCATGGATGCTATCACGGGTGCATTGGGTATATTGAAAGGTATTACGGGTGCTATCAAAGGAGCAACAGAGAAGATACAAAACTTACTTAACAAGGTTGGTGATTTCATAGATCTATTTTGTGATGGAGAACTATCATGTGCTATTGGTGCATCAGTATTTGAGACTGGTCTTGGTGCAAAACCAAAAGGTCTTGAAGGAGCAGCAAAACAAATTGCACAATATAAAGTCAAACCTCCTAATGCTGTATCAATCGTTGGTAAGGGCATACCTATCAAAGGATTTGTTCCTGCAGTAGATCGTAATGGCGTGAAGAAAATATTTGACACTGCTAGTGGTGCACTTGTTGACCTTGAAAGTGCAGCTGGTGTAGCAACTGGACTGTCACTCAAAAACTTTGATACACGAGGACCTTTAGAGAAATTTGAAGATCTTAATTTCTATGACTCATCTGGTAACGTAGCATCATCAGCAGTACAGTGTGCTAACTCTATATTAAACAAGAAACCATGCTTCCCAGAAATGGTATGGGATAACTTGCAGTCCACCAGTCCAATCAAAGCATTACCTATCGTTGATGATATAGGACAGATCCTTGGCGTATTGATGAGAAAGAAAGGATCAGGTGTTAGTGCAGAAGCAACAGTCAAAGCACAGTTTACATGTAACGAACCAGAAGGAAGCGGTGCTAAATTCAAACCAAATATTATAAATGGTAAGGTTGATTCTATTGAAGTTATAAATCCTGGCATAGGATATGGATTTGATCCTGCAAGCACATATTGCCCTAACGAACAGTACGCTATATTAGTTGATAAAGTAGGATTACAAGAACATGTAAATGATGGTGAGTACATAGAACAAGTTATTACTGGATCTCCTGATATATTACAAGTGGTTGATACAGACTATGATGAAGATCATATACTTATTGCAACCATAGATCCATCATTCAATACTAATTTGACTGTTGGATTACAAGTAAGAACAAAATCTGGTCATGAATTCACATTGAACTTTAATAATAAGTTCCCAACACTTGTAATACCACAAGATGCAACAGCAATATATGCTAAGTGTGGTGATGTAATTCCTAAGTTAGATGATGTTAGTATCATAAATGTGGGAACTCAGTATGTTAATCCAGTAATTACTATTGGTTCTGGAGATAAGAAGAGAGAGATTGGATCTGCCACTACAGATTCACAAGGTAGATTAATCAAAGCAACTGTAACAGAAGCAATATTAGGTTTTGTTAAACCTATTGTAGAAGACAAGGCAGAAAACGGAACAGGAACTGGTGCATTGTTGAGTACTGTATATACATACACAAGTCCAAGAGAGATTAGAGATAATAATATCTTGCCACTCACACAATATATTGACTGTGTAGGTCATCCTATGATACAATCTGCTATAGAAGAAGAACAGGCTGGACTTATTGATACAGGATTTAATCTAGTGAACAGTCAGGACACAACAACCACAACAAGTTCTTCCGACACTACCACAACCACAACACCGACTGTCTCTGATCCTGTATCAACCCCAGTTAATCAAGATACTACACAACAGAATACACAACAGAATACTCAGCAAACTCAACAAACTCCACCATCAACACCGCCCGCACAAAATAATCCACCACAACAAGGTGGTTATGGAGGTTACTAATGTCTGACATAAATCCATTTACAGGTGGGACTAACGATCCTAACACAGCACCTGATACAAAAATAAAATATCCATATAACTGGGTGCAAGCAACATCTGCGGGTCATATGTTCGAGATGAACAATACCAAGGATGGAGAATACATACGTTTGCTCAATGCAAATGGCAATTTTTTGAATATAGATGAGAAACAAAACAACAACCTAGTTTCTTATAATGATACATATATCTTATCAGACCATAATCTTGTTATAAAAGTTGGTAAGGACGTAAATTCTGACCGAATGGCACTACACATTGTGGGCGATGTCAATATTTACGTTGAAGGTGATATGCACACTGAGGTCGAAGGTGACCGTTATGATAGAGTCAATGGCAACTACCAGATGCAAGTCGGTGGAGTGGCAACGATTCAATCAGATGAGAACTTAGCAATACAAGCTAAGAATGAAATGAAATTACAATCCAATGCCTACACAAACAAGACAACGTTCTTGGAAAATGATTTGAGTGCGGGTGGTTCTATTAAAGAGAACGTAAGAGGTAATTATGAAGTTAAGATATTAAAATCATCATCCACATTCTCTGTTGTTAGTAACGGAGACATCAGATCAAGAGCATCGGGATGCAGATACGAATATACATTCGGAAATCATCTCAATAAAGTTGTTGGTAAGATGAGAACACAGGTGGGTGGTGCAAGTCAATCATGTATTAAAGGAGGAGCATTTCCTGGCATGTTTGACACACCTGATAGTAATTCCTACAAATTAAATGTCGCAGGAACCATTGACCAACAAGCATCTGGTGACGTTATTATTAACGCAACTGGAAACGTCGATATTGATGGTACTGAGATATACTTGAATTGATAGTAGATTTCATAGAGTAACATGACACAACATCACATGTCAGTAAGTAAGCAGGAAGCAGAATTTTTAAAGTGTATTCTTGCAAAACATTTAGACGATTACGTCGAGGAACTAGTGCGAGAAGATAAAACAGGCAACGCAATGGATAATATGAAGGCAAATAGAGAAGCAGGACTTGAGTTAATGAGTAAGGTTGAGGACACGATCCGACGTGCTGCTAGAGCAGGAAACGACACGTACTTTACAAAGTCCTAACCCTGTGCTATACTAATTTTATCATCGCATCCTATTAATGCATAACGAAGAACTAGAACCACTCGACGAGTGCCTTGAACAAGTAATAGTTGATATTGCTTCCAGAAAATTTGTACTAATCGGTAATAAAGGAGAACGAAAAGAACTTGATTGTGACATGGAACAATTCATGTCAGTTCTCAATACAATTCGTGAATTGACTCCTGTTGAACAAGTTACTTACGTCTAATGTCTTATAACCACACATATAGTCAGATCAAGGACATATTAAAAGAGTCCAAGAAGGTGACTAAACCTATGATGCTGCAAATTGCACGTCTTGCCATTGTAGAAACTCTAGGAGATAGAGTTGAAGCAGATAAAATTGAATGGGACAGTAAATTTATTGATCTAGACGCTGATAGTCTGGACATGGTAGAACTTGTCATGTTCTTAGAAGAATGTTTTGGCATTGAAATACCAGATGAAGAAGCAGGAAACATAGTTACTGTTGGTGATGCCTGTGCAACGATCAAGAAATGCAAAGCAAACAAAGGCAAGAGTAAAAAGATCTCTGCTGCTACACTGAAACAAACTCCAGTTCCACATCCTGAGAGTCCTATGATGTCAAAACCACCAGGTCAGTACATCAATAAAGATATCTCCAGTAAGGATACACAAGAAGCAATGGAAAGACTACATGATGACATCAGAGAATCTAAAGATAATACCGAACTTTCTTGAGTTCTATACGTTTAACGAACTATACAGTCAGTTTAATAGTCCAAACTTTCCATGGTTCTGGACACAATCACAGGGGGAACCAGAGCAGTATGTAAATTTACTGTATTTTGATCACCAGTTTTCTAGTGCAATGAATCCTACACTTAATAGATGTCTTATGGCAGCAACAAATAAGTTAGATGTGATTGCAATACTAAGAGTCAAATTAAATGCTACGTGTAGAAATGCACCAGAGCAAGAATGGCATACTGATTGGCAGATATCCACACCAAGTAAGACTTGTGTGTTATACTTAAATGAAAATGATGGTTACACTGAGTTTGAAACAGGTGAGAAGGTGATGAGTCAAACAAATACTGCTGTTATATTTGACACCAACATCAAACATAGAGGTGTACCTGCTACAAATGTGGATCGTAGAATGGTATTAAATATAAGTTACTTTGAAAAATGATAGATCAATTTTGTGAATGGTTTGAGGGTGAGTTTGATAATTGGACACAGGCAGCATCCAATCCTACAAAGTGGGCACATATAATAGTGAAGCATGAGAAGTTAGATGACTATAAGTATCATACATCTTCTCGATATAGTTACATGGACAAACCATACAGAGAACAGACTGTAGAAATAGAATATGTGTCACCAGAATTGATAATAGTTCATAATCCTGCATGTGATATGTGTTTCAGATGGAGAGAAAAATATTTTGAGGGAGAATCTGAACCAGACTGTACTTGGAAGGACACTCCATTAGAGAGTAAAGCACGATTATATGAGAAAGAATACCACACTTGGGACAAAGGATATTGGGAAGGTAGCGAAGGATTCTTTCTCTTCAAAAAAACTGTATAAATATACTTGATAGTATTATTGTAAGCATGTAGTGGCAACTCGTAAGATATCTGACCTTACATTGTTAGGAGTAGATCAAGTATCATCATCTGATACTCTACTGTTACTAGATAACTCAGACCCAACCGATCAAAATAAAAGATCCGCAGTAGGAAGTATTTTTACTGCAGTTCCGTCTGGAACATACACAGCACCTGGCGTTCGTTTTGAAGGCAAGACTGCTACTGGTGTATTTTCTGAGACTCAGGGACAGGTTGGTCTTGCTATGGGAAATGCGAGATTAAACTTACAGAAAGTTGGAACTACTCTTAACATACAGGCAAGAGACGATGCTGATACTAACCTAGACTTTACTATATCTGCACAGGGTACTGGTAAAATACGTCTAGGTTCTATTTTGGCAGTTAATGACCTTAACTTTATCGTACCTAACTCTATTGATGAGACAAAGGTAGCAAAGTTTAGTTCATCTAACTTAGTTGCGGGTATTACTAACATCTATTCTTTCCCTCCTAACACAGATGCGGATGCGAATTTCACTGATGAATTAGTAACACTTAAAGCTGCACAGACTATAGAGAACAAGACTATTGTATCTCCCAGTTTTTCTGGTAGTGTTGCAATGGTTGATTTTGCTACTACTGGTAACGCAACTATTGGTAATGAAGCGTCTGACAGTTTAACTGTTAATGCAGGGTCAATATTTTCTGCATCTGCAACGTTCGCTAACACTTTGATCGCACAACAATCACTTACCTTAACAGGTGATTTGATTGCAAACAGTCATATTGATATGGTTGATGATAAGATTATTAAGTTAGGAACTGATGATGACCTTCAAATTGTATACAGCAATGGTACAGATGCATCAACAATAACAGATACATCTACAAATGGTTTAACTATTAGTAGTGCTGATGTTGAACTTGCTTCTGGTTCTAATAAGTTCTTTAAGGCAAGCACAACAGATACTGTCATTTATCATAACAACGCAACTCGTGTAACAACGACTGCAACAGGTATAAACATTAACGGAGCTATTGATGCTGTCACATCTATCACAGGCAGTGGCGACATCGCTATTGCTACTAATAAGTTTACTTTGGATAGTGCTAATGGCAATGCAGTATTCGGGGGGAACATTACAGGTGGTGGCGACATCACCGCATCAAGTGGAACTGCATTCCAACTTGGGTCATCATCATCTGCCAAACTCGGTGTTGGTAGAGCAGCTGCCACGTATAATCTAGAGGTTGAAGGGGATATATACTCTACAGGTTCTACGATTATTGCAGGAAATGGATCCGTTGGTAAGTTCATCCTTCAAAAGGGTGCTGCTGCTATCGGCATACACTTTACTAACAATGTTGGAACCGATGAAGCTGTCATAGATGCTTCTGGTCGTTTCGGTATTGGTAAAACACCAGCTAAAAAGTTGGATGTTTCTGGTGATGCGGGTATTGATGGTGACATAACTATTGTTACAACCAATCCAACAAACAACACAGGTGGTAAAATATCTGCAAGAGAACTTGTTCTTACAGATCCTTCCACAGGTGCAACAACCACATTAAACGCGATAAGCGGAGGTGGTGGTCTCTCAAGAGGCAAGGTATTCTTCTTATCTAATTAACACGTCATGGCGACTAAACAGAATGGAGTTCTAGCAACATTTACTCCGACAGTATCAAAATACACGAATAAAACAACAACCAATGCTCTTGGACAGATAACTGCAACTGCTTGGATGATGTATACAGTTCCTGCTGCCACGTTGATGAGTGGTAAATTGTTGGTGTCAAATAATACAGGTGGTGCTGCTACGATAAATGTTGGTCTTGTAGAACAAACAGAGGTATTACAACTAGATGCACTAGCATCACAACCCAATGACCCTAACACAGGATCATCATATACAGGATATGGTCAGTTAAGTTTTCCAAGTGGATCAGTAAATGACTATGCAACATCAATCGCTATAAAATATTCTAACTTAGCAAACGGACCTTTCCAAGTGGGAGAAGTTTTGTCATGGACAAACAGTAACAGAGGTGCGGGTGCTGCTGCTAACATGACAGGAATAATTCATTATGTTGATGCAACAAATAGTAAGTTATGGTTGAGGAACATGACTCATCCACTAGCATTAGAGTTACCATCTGGTGACCACACCTTTACTGGTGGCACATCAAATGCAACATGTTCAATTGGTACATCATATGCAGGAACTACTGTTAATGTTGGACATAGTGGTAAGATAAGATTCTATGATTCATTGAATGGTAGAATATTCTTTAACAATCTTGAGTTTAGAAATAATCTAGACTATGCATACCTATATGATAATGATGCTAACGAAGTTCGTGAGCAAAATAACAACAACGTCAATAGATCTAATGGTAGAATCTGGAGACCTGTTGCTACAACAACTACTGAATATAATAATGCAGGAGGTGCATCAACACCAGCTACAGAATTCATTGATGCTAATGGTGTTGAGTTGTTAATATCTGGAGTATCACAGTGTGCTGCAGAACAATTCATTGTTCAAGATAAATCAGTCAATGACAATGACACCTATGAGTTGAGTGGATTGGTCTTAGGAGCACATCAATCTGTTTTTGTTAGTTCTTCTGCTGCAGTTACATTCAATCTAATAGGATTTGAAGAGGTAGCTGAGGTAGCTTCATAACCCAGAGAATTAGAAAATGGCACTTACTAGACTAAAGAACGTCTTTACATCAAAAACTGGACGTTGCCTATATGTCAACTCTGATGATTTTGATGCATCAGACGCATTTGATAATAGAGGTAACTCTCCTAACCGTCCTTTCAAAAGTATTCAGAGGGCGTTAGTTGAAGCAGCAAGATTTTCATATAAGAGTGGTCAGTTTAATGACACATTCGAGTCATTTAGTATAGTATTATATCCTGGCGATTATGTTATTGATAACAGACCAGGCACAAACACAACTGGACAAGCATTTACAGACGACGATATTTTAGAACTAAGTGCATCTAGTGACATGACGTTAGTAGATGAGAGTGGTAATGTCAATCCAAACAACGTATTATATAAATTTAACTCAGTAGAAGGTGGAGTTATAGTTCCTAGAGGTACATCTATCGTAGGTATGGACTTACGTAAGACTAAATTACGTCCTCTATATGTTCCTGATCCTGCATCTGGATCTATTGCTAGTTCTGCAGTATTCAGAGTTACTGGTGGATGTTATTTCTGGCAGTTCTCATTCTTTGATGGTATATCACAGGGTGTGTATAAAGACCCTGCACAACCAAGTGCATCTTCACCTCCAACATATTCTCACCACAAACTCACATGTTTTGAATATGCTGATGGTAAAAATATTTTGTCGTCAGTTAATGATACAAGTGGTAATTCATTATCAGTTAGTGACTTACAATTATACTATCAAAAAGTAGCAAAAGGATGGTCAGACATTCCCGATAGTACAAGTGTTATATCTGCTGATGAATTACAAGCACGTGTAGAAGAGAACAGGATCGTAGGTCCTAACACAGCAGGTCCTAAAACAATCAATAGTATTGTTACTGACTTTGTTAGCACAAACGTATTCACAACAACAGCAGAGGTAACAACTGCTGATGCTCACGGGTTCTCAGTTGGAACTCCCGTATTGCTTGAAGGTGTCACAGGAACTGATGCATCAAGATTTAATGGATCGTTCTTTATCAGTGCGATACCAACACCAACAACATTTAGATATACTATTAAGAATCCTGGCACAGGTGCACCATCTGGTAACCCAACTGCGGGTGGATCAACGGTGAAGGTGGAGGTTGACAACGTCGACAGTTCATCACCATATATCTTTAACATATCTCTACGTTCTACATGGGGTATGCAAGGTATGCATGCTGATGGTAGTAAAGCAACTGGATTCAAATCCATGGTTGTTGCACAGTTCACTGGTGTATCACTACAGAAAGATGACAACGCATTCATTAAGTGGGATGGATCAGCATATATTGCAGGATCCCACACTGATGGAGATAGTATATTCAAAGCATCATATAGAAACTTCCACGTAAAATGTTCTAATGACTCAGTTATACAGGCGGTATCAGTGTTTGCTGTTGGATTTGCAGATCACTTTGTTGCTGAGTCTGGTGGTGACCAATCTATCACCAACTCTAATAGTAACTTTGGTTCATGTGCATTAAGAGCAAAAGGATTTAAAACAACACCATTTACGCAGGATAAAGCTGGTACTATAACACATATCATACCGCCACAGAAGTTAGCAAGAACATATGCTGCAGTCGGTGGATATACATTTACACTTACATTTAACAATAAATTAGTACAGTCAAGTCCAGCTAACAACAGTCATGGCATTGCAGTCGGTGATTATATAAGATTTGGAACAGCAGATCATCCAGAGTCATATCTAGTATCAGCAGTTGCATCTGGCACAGGAGAACTAACTCTTAATAGAGGTTACAGAAATATCAGTAGTGCAGTCAGCGGTGCTAGTCAGACTGCATATAAAGGAACAGTCAGTGAAATACCTGTTGGTTATGTTGCACTTGACGTACAGAAGATACAAGATAACGCATCACAAGGTAACAGTCAGTGGGCTATCAACCAGTCAGGTATATCAGTCGGTGACTCAGTAATCAATGGTGGTAATTCATACTTAGCAACGTCAGTTGCAGGATCTGGATCCACAGCAGGAGCAGGATCAGGACCTGTGCATACATCTGGTGCAGTCGTAGATAATGAAGTTACATGGGCGTATATTGGTGCAGTCAACACAAGACTATACTTGTATGG